AAAATCGTACTGACCGGTAATAGGCATCGAACTAATCTCCCTACTTAGATTTTACTATCAGCGTCCCATAAGGACACTTTCAAGCAGATCTTGACCTCTCTGCAGCTTCTGGCCCTGGATCATCCGAGTTGCATCGAGAAGATCACCTCCTCCCGCAGTGGGGTTGACGGCTTGAGCACCAGCCGCTTCGGCTGCACCAATAGGGTTGGCCATCGTGTTATCGGAACCCATCTGGGTGCCTACCACAGTAGGTGTACTTACAGCTTCGGGAGATTGCTGGTTAGCAGCAGGATTAGCGAGAGCGCGGCGCTGCATTTCGTAGGCCAGACCAGGGAAATTTTGTGCCCAGATCTCAAGGTCTGCAGAAATCTCAGGGGAGCTGCTAGTCCCCCCGGCATACTTTATGATTTCACGCTTAACTTCTGGTTGAGAAGAATAAGCTTCACGATCACGGTAGTAATCAGCAATGCTCTTATACCGCTCAGGACTCATAGGCTCCATTAAGCGCTCAACCGCAGCGGCTCGTGGGTCGGCCTGACCGAGCTGTTCCCGCCTCTCGCTTTCACGATCACCGTTGGTTACGACGGGAGCGGGAAGCGTGGGGTCGATGTTGGAGCCACCGGGAGGAACTGCGCCAGGAACGGTGGGAGGAGCAACCGTCGGATTGATCGGAGGAACCCCAGGAGGTTGAGCGGTAACAGGAGTCTCAAGGCTTGGGCTGGTCTGTGTCTCAGGCATCGAGGGGGTTCCACCGCCGCCAGCCATACGGCTAATGCCAGCAACGCCAAGACCACCAGCGGTCAAACCAAGACCAGCCAGAATCGAGGGGTCGACATTTCGAAGAAGACCGAAGTCAGCCTTCTGGACACCAGGAACAGCGGCTGAAAGCATCTCAGGGTCGAGGACGCGAACATTGACGCCTTCGACGGCCTGATTAACAACGCTACCGCCGGGTGAGCTGACCAAAGCACCCGGATCGCCAGCACGGGTCATTGAAGAGCCACGGGTGGGAACCATCGGTCCTCCTTGTGCCAAACGAACGGAAGTAGGGAGGTCATTACCTGCTTCGATAAAGTTGATGACTTTATTTCCGTTAGGACCGGTAACAGCTTCGACGACTTCAAGAATGGAGGCACCGGTCTTCTGCGCTAAAGGAGCAGAAAGCTCAGCAATTGCACGGAAAGTGCCAGGGTCAGCCTTACGCAGCGACATGAGCTCATCGCTCATACGTTGAATGCTGAACTGAGGTTCAGGAGCGGAAACACCACTCATCCGAGCAGGACCCTCCATCATCGTGGTACGGGGGACTTGACTTAAGCGAGCTTGACGAGAAGCTTCCTGAAGGAAGGAAGGACTAGCGCCACCCTGCTGAAGACGCATCAAGACTTCAGGGTCAACTCGGCCCATAAGACGTGCCTGTTCCGCTTCGGAGGTAAGGCCCCGCATCCGAGAAGCAGAAGATTCAGCAGGAAGAGCACGCTGCTCAGAACGAATAATATCCGTAACACCTTCACCTGCAGATCCCCTGGGGGAATAAGCCCGTGCTCCTTTTCCGGGTTGAGTGATAGGAATACGAAGTTGACTACCCTGAAGAGGTTCAGGGGCACGAGAAGGACGGATTTGCTCAATAGCTTCCTTTACTTCTCGTGCTTGCCGAGGCGTAATTCCTTTACCGCCAAGAGCACGCTGAATAAGATCAAGAGTATCGTCCGCACCTGACTTGGCGCCCCTTGCAAAGTCGGAAAGACCTTGGATAATCCTTAACAACCCTTCGGGAGACGCCACAGGGATACAGAGCTAGCTGTATATGAGTTTAGCGCCAATTAGCGTAAAAATAGAGTCGATCAGAGCGAGAGACATCTGGAGGACCCGGAATAGCTTGAATAAACTCTCCGCCGCTTCTTTCAAAACGGTAACGAGAGGCCACGGGATCCCGGTAGTTAGGCACATAAAGCATTTGTGCCAAGCGATCACACTCGTAGAGATAGTTCTCGCGCCAGATACGCGCAGTTTCACGTTTATCTTGAATATTGATCGAGCGGCTGACGTCACCAAGAATTGTTTCTTGGCGGCTAGTAGCGCGACCCGTTGCTAATTCAGTTAGACGTTCAGCGTCTTCGCAACGTTCAACCTGTTGAACAATTTTGTCGTAATAAAACTCACTCGGAATGCTGTTGCAAGCTTCAAGAAGTCGTGCGTAATCGCCAGCCGGAACTGTGGCGATGTTATACGCTAAATGATACGCAACACGACTGAAATTAAAGTCATCAAGCGCGTAACCGAAGACCTGCGCAGGATTTCGCGTCAGCTGATTAACAGCTGAGTAAATAATCTCTCTTTTAGACGCGTCAGTGGTCGTGGCGTTAAACACAACGCCTTGTTGAGCTAAATAACTCTGAATCTGTTCAAGTTCGTTCGGAGTTAATTGCGCCACGACCTAAAAACACCTATTTCTTTTATTCTACGTACACCGAACCCGTAGCAAACACTTCTTTCCAATCAACTCGTTTGATTGACTCAAGCTGATCGAGCTTACTGAAGCGTTCACCAGGCAGAGATTGCCTGAGTTCAACGATCTCTTTAGCTGTCTTAAGACCAACGCCAGGAAGACACTGAGTCAAACCCTCAGGAGTCAAGGTATTTAAATTAATCCGGTCATCGACAGGAGGGAGAGGCTTGACGACCTTAGGGGCTTCCTCCGAACTCTGAATTCTTTTGCGGCCACGGCGTGTTTGCAACGAGTTTGCACTGGGCTGAGGCTCTTTATCTTCTTTGAAATCCTCAACTTGGTCTTTATGCGCAAAAAACACCTTGCCTGATGTGCTAGACCGCACCATCAAGTACTCACCTTCATCATGGGTCGAAATCACGTCAACCTTAATCCCACTGGGCTTGTAAAGATGTGCAGCCATCATCTGAGGCAGTATGTAGGCAGTACTTTAGTGCAAACCTTGATAAAATAAACTCACTAGTCGTAAAAAGATGCCTGAACCGCGTTTAGCAGGTCAAAGATTAGGCTTTCTTAAAGCACTACCAGTTATAGGTGATGCAATTGCCGTTGCTACAGAGTTAGCTAACCCCAAAGCAAGCCCTGAGCAGCGTTTTGTTAATGCAGGTATTGTCGGTGGAGGTGGTTTATTCGTGAGTGCGGCTACCAGAGGCCTAGATGTTATCCCTCAGGCAGTTGACTTCGTTAATGACCTCAGAGGCGGTCCAAAAGGACCAGAGAAATTAAGGCAAATGCAGGCGTGCGCTACGATTACGAACCCCGATAAACATTTACGAGCACTTGCCACAAAACTAGGACCAGATAAGTACAACAATTTCTACGAAACTGACTTCGTACGCGCCGCTGATCAGTGCGGTGAGAGCATAATCCCCTCTCAGTACGGAACTGAAGAGGAAAAAACTAAATATCTTCAGTATCTCGGCTCTAATATGGGTCGTATGTTCTAACCTTCGAAGTGCTTGTCGATATTTTTGGTTATTTGATCTAAAAATTCAGCCCTCTTCTCCCAGGTGTCCCCTCCCACCTGGCCTTTTTTTGGGTTGATACACTGTGGATCGTTGACCTTGTTGCAGACAAGGCCCGCAAGGTCCAATTCATTACCTTTAGCGCCGGTTTGCCAGTGGTGAACGCCGTTTAGCCACAGGGCGCCACATCTTTTGCACTCTTTACGATCAAGTTTTAGATCAGAAAACTCTCGGTCGTCCATATTACGCAGTAAATATGGTGCACATAAGAAACTCTAAGCTTGGAATGTGTTAAATAAGCCAAAAATATCTTTAAAAAATTCATATCAAGACAAAAAAAGACCCCTCCCGAAGGAGAGGTCTGCACCCTTGCTGAAAGTTTATCAGGAGGGGCTGGTCGAGGTGTAAATCTGCGATTCGATGACACCATCGGGCTGCAGAGCGACATCCTGACGCTCGGGGGGCTCGTCGGCAACGATCCAGCAGACTTCGCAGATAGCGAGAGCCTTATCTTTGCCGGAAAGCTTGCCAGCAGAAGCGCGGGGATCGTAGATACCCGAACCTTGAGCCAGACCAGAAGCGGAAGCGCCGCCCAGGTCGGTAGTGGTGAACAGTTTCCACTGGGTCTCGGAACCCAGAGCCGACAGGCTGCTGGAGTCGATGATGTTGGTGGAAGCGGTGCTGCCGTTAGCAATGCGGCTGGTAGAGCCGGTGATCGATGCACCGAACTGACCAGACACAACAGTGCCGTCGTCGAGCAGACCTTCGCCCACAGCGGGGATCAGGGTCAGCTGAGGGGTGGCAGAACCACCGGCAACGCCGGAGCTCACAACGTCGCCGCCGTCAACGCGCAGGGAAGCGCGATAGACGTAAGCGCCAGCGGGAGCTTTGATGCCATCGGTGATATCAGCCCGGACATCCTTGTGGAAGTCGGGAGAAGGAACGATGACTTCGCCGTTCAGGAAGGGCTGTTCGGCGCTGTTCTGACCCGAACCGTAAGGACGGGTGTAGTAGGACAGCTGGTTGGTAGAACCGAGAGCTTGGAAGCTCAGGTCCACATAACCGACAGCCTGCTGTGCGATCCAGCCGGGACGGAAGACGACGCCCACGGGGCCGCCAACGGGCTGGTTGGTGTAGCTCGTTTGAACGCCATTGGCGTTCTCGAACTGCATGGTTTTTTCTTCGTGCCAGTAACGAAGAACGTTGGTGTAGTTGCCAGGATAAATCTTGGCAACGTGCAACTGGTTAGAGTTAATCGCCATTGTTAGTTACCTCCTCAAGCGTCGAAAGAGTAACCAACGGTGACGAAGTCAGCGTTCAGAAGTTCGAAACCTGCGTACAGGCTCCAAATCATCATGATGAAGCGGCTGAAGTCGTCGTTGTTGTTCAGGAGAACCTGAGCATTGTTGCCACCGATACCAACGCCGGTCGACTGAGGACCGAAGAAGATACCAACTGCTGCGTTGTAGTCAGCGGTGGTGCCACCGATGGTTGCGCTCTGGGTTTGGGTAGGCATGTTGGTGCTTTCGAAGAAGCGCACGCCTTCAAACACGAAGCCGGTGGGCATGATCGGTTCGCCAGCCACGAAGGTGGCTTGACCGAAGCCCTGACCCATGTACAGCGCAGCGTTGGGCTGCATGCCGGACATGAGGGGATTGATTTGACCGTTGCCAGGATAACGAGCAACTTCGCGGAAGTCGCTGTTCTGACGCAGGTGCATCAGGAAGGTGGGATCGCAAACGCAGCGATAGAAACCATCCTGGAAGGTGGGGGTGTTCCGCTTACGCAGGGACTTGACCACGCGGAGGAGGTCGTCCTTGACGTCGAACTTAGCTTGCTCGGCGTTGGTGTAAGTCAGAGCACCGGTAGCCAGATCGCCGGGGAAGTAGTAACCACCCTGGGAATCAGAGGCTTGGCCCTTCGAAACAGCTTTCAGGAGTTCGTTGACGAACA